TGCAGGTTACGCCGCCTATTTTTCAATGATTTTAAAACGAATAATGTATAAGATATGAGAAACTTTGATGAAATTTATTTTGCAATGAAAAAAAAAGGCGATAACCGATTTAGCCTTTTAGAATTAGTAAAAATATTTGATAACGAAACAAGTTGGGTAGGTACAAGCCAACAACTACTTGAAATTAAATCATTGAGCCATGAGGTTACAGGTATACGTTCAGGCGATTGTTCTGCTTGTAATCTTGATGCAGTTAAAAATATGGTTAGGTGGGTAAAACAAAATGAACCTAATATAAAGATAAAAAAATAATGGCATTAATCGCAATGGCTGTGCATGACACAGTAGAAAACAAAAGAAGTAAATACACCAAAGAAACAATTGAAAGTTTATTAAATACATTTGATTTTAATAACCACAGAATAATAGTTATAGATAATAATTCATGTATAGAAACTAAAAATATTTTAGAAGAACACGAACAATTTATAACTGTAATAACCAACACTGAAAACTTAGGTACTGCAAAAGCAATTAACCAAGCATGGGCATATCGTAAACCAAACGAAGTAGTTATCAAAATGGATAACGATGTTGTAATAAACAACTATGGTTGGGTAGAAGAAATGGAGTTAGCAATGAAACTTGGTGGCTATGGAATATTAGGTTTAAAACGTAAGGACTTGATGCAATCACCAAACGCAAGTAACCATTGGAAAACAGAACTAAAAATGTTGCCACACGAGAAAGGCGACAACTGGGTAGTAGTAGAAGAAAGTGCAGATATAATGGGAACAGTACAAATGTTTCATCCTGAACTAATAAATAAAATGGGTGGATTAATGCAAGCAGGGGTTTATGGATTTGATGACACGTTAGCCTGTATAAGAGCAATACTACTTGGATATAAATTAGCATTCTTACCACATATTGACATTGACCACATTGATGTAGGTGGAGATGCTTACACCGAATGGAAACGTAAATATGCAGGCGAAAAAATGGAAGAGTTTTATAAAATCAAAGATGGTTTAATAAATGGCACTATACCAATAAAAGTAGAACTATGAAAACCGAATTGAAAACAATAACAGAGTACCAAGAAAAACAATGTGATTTGTTTTCTAAATTTAGTGTATTTTCATCTTTAGAAGAATATAAAAAAAGAAATCAATTTGACAAAGAAAAAATAATTAATGATATTTACAATGGTAAAGTTGCTGAATTTATGGTTTATAATTTCTTGATACTTAAACAAAAAAAAGTAAACTCACCAGACTTAAATATATATCAAAAGCACAATAAATCTTATGATGCTGATTTATCTTTACAAGGTGCAAATATTCATATTAAAAGCCATAATGTAAATAGTAACTTTCCTGTTTCTTGGGTGTTTCAAAAAAAAGACCCACTAATAACTAAAATAAAAGATGATGATTTTTTAGCTTTGGTTGTTATGAATAAAGAAATAAACTATATGTATTTAAAAAAGATATCAGAAGTAAGTTTTAAAGAACCTGTAAAAGAAAGTTTAAAAGAAACAAAACTTTGCATATATGAAAATGATTTATTATAAATTAATATAAAAAAACCTATGATAGTAATAACAGTAGCAGACCAACGTAGTAAATGTTTCCAATTAGAAAGGTCACTTAATCACTTTAATTGGCAGTATCATATAATTGAAGTAAACCAATGGCAAGGCTTTGGAACGAAGTTGAATAAAACTTATGAATATTTAAAAGCTAATCCGAATATAACCGATTTTATATTTGTAGATGCTTATGATTGCTTTTTTCTTGATACACCTGAAAATACAAAAAAGAAAATATATTGGAATTGCTTATTTAATTCGGAGGTAAATTGTTATCCTGATGTAGACCAATTATCTAAATACGAAGAAAGAGAACAGTACACAAAACCAAATACAAAATTCAGATTCTTAAATAGTGGTGCTTATTATATGCAGTCAGAAACCTTTATAAAACTAATAGAATCAAAACAAATACACGACAGCGAAGATGACCAAAGAATAGCAACTAAATGGCTATTAGACAATCCAAGCATAGGTATTGACCACGAGTGCAGAGTATTTCAGACATTGTGTGGAATATTACCCGAAGATTACAAAATAGAAAACAATATATTCATAACTAAAGATAACTTTAAACCAACTATAATTCATGGAAACGGAAAAGCAGACATGAATTTTATATATGAACTAATTAATTAAAAAATGAATACACTAAAAGAATTACAAGACAGCTACCAAAACACATCGGAGTGGAATGAAATGGTAAACGAAACATTTATCACTAAAACCAATGATGTAAAACAACTAAAAGCATTAAGGGACTTTGTAGAGCAGAATGCATTTGGATTTGGTGAAAGAGCCTTCTATCAAATGTGGTCAATGATAATAGATGAAATGCCACAAACATTTAGCTTTTTAGAAATAGGAGTATTCAGAGGGCAAACATTAGCACTTATAAGAATGCTTGCGAAGCTAAAAGGTAAAGAATGCAAAATAGTAGGTGTAACACCATTAGACACAACTGATGGGCATTGGGAATCTAATTATGCAGAAGATATAGACTTACTGCACGTATCATTTAACCTTGAACAACCTAAAATTATAAAAGGATTATCAACTGATGAAAAAATAATAAAACAAATAAAGAACTTTGATATAGTTTATATAGATGGTGGTCACGAATATGAAGTAGTAAAATCAGATTTAGAAAACTATTGCAACAAAGCAAACAAGTATTTAGTAATTGATGACTGTGCAAATAGATTTAATTTAAAATGGGGAATGTTTGCAGGAATAGAACCAGTATCAAAAGCAGTTGATGAATACTTACCACCATTTACTGAAAATAATAACTTTACTTACATCTGTAACGTAATACATAATAGAATTTGGAAACGAAATAAATAAAAATAAAAATGGGAAAAAATAAATATGTAGAAACACCCGAAAAACTTTGGGAACACTTTGAGAATTACAAAAACGAAACTAAATCCAATCCGATAAAGAAACACGTATTTGTAGGAAAGGATGGAAACGCAGACTATGAACTAATCGAAAGACCACTAACAGTTGATGGCTTTGAAGTATGGTGTTGGAGAAACGAGATTATAAGCGATTTAAGCCATTATTTTGCTAATACTAATAATAAGTATTCAGATTATTTAACCATCTGTTCACGCATAAGGAAAGAAGTACGCAATGACCAAATAGAAAAAGGACTTGCAGGTATCTATAATACATCAATTACGCAACGATTAAATGGCTTAACTGATAAGAGTGAAGTAACAGTTAAAGAACAGCCACTTTTTCCCGATGACCAATTTTAAAGAAAGTCAATAAAACCGTTTGTCTACACGAAGCCGAAAACGCATTTATGTTTAAAAGAACAACTGCAATTAGTAAACTATTACTACTTGAAAAACGAAAGAAAGTAATTCAAGGTGGCACAAGTGCAGGTAAGACATTTGGCATACTACCGATACTAATTGGCAGAGCATCTAAACATCCTAATTTAGAAATTAGTGTAGTAAGTGAAACAATACCACATTTAAGAAGGGGTGCGATAAAAGACTTCTTAAAGATAATGGAATGGACAGGTAGGTATCAAGATGCAAATTGGAACAGAACACTATTAACTTATAAGTTTGGCAATGGTTCTTATATTGAGTTCTTTAGTGCAGAGCAAGAATCAAAGCTACGAGGTGCAAGAAGGAATGTGCTATACATCAACGAGGCTAACAACATTAGTTTTGAAAGCTACCATCAGTTAGCAATAAGAACAAGTGGTGATATATGGTTAGACTTTAATCCAACATCAGAATTTTGGGCGCATACCGAAGTATTAAAAGACAACGATGCAGACCATATAATATTAACTTACAAAGACAATGAGGCATTACCTAAAACAATTGTACACGATATTGAACAAGCAAGGATAAAAGCGCAATCAAGTTCATATTGGGCAAATTGGTGGAAAGTATATGGACTTGGGGAAATCGGTTCATTGCAAGGAGTTATATTTGACAACTGGCAACAAGTAGCACGAATACCAATTGATGCAAAGTTATTAGGATATGGAATGGATTTTGGATTTACAAATGACCCAACCACATTAGTAGCAGTTTACAAAATGAATAACCAACTATACTTTGATGAAATATTATATCGAACTAATATGACTAATACCGACATAGGAAACTTTATGAAGTCAGAGGGAATCGGTAGACCCTACGAAATAGTAGCAGACAGTGCAGAACCTAAATCAATTGAAGAATTAAGAAGACAAGGATTTCAAATGACACCTGCAACAAAAGGAGCAGACTCAATTAAAATAGGAATAGACATATTGAAACGAGAACCATTTTATGTGACTCAAAATTCAACTAACATAATCAAAGAGTTAAGAGCATACCAATGGGCAACTGATAGAGATGGAAAGGTAACAGGTAAACCAGTAGACCATTCTAACCACTCAATAGATGCCATGAGATACTTCGCATTAAACAAGTTGAATAATAGACCGAGTGGCAAGTATGCTACTTTTAAAATTTAGCAAAAAAGTAAAAAATTTATATATTAAAGAGAATGAAGTTTGAGAAAATAACCATTAGCCAGTTTATTAAATGCAAAACAATTGCAGAGTTGGAAACAGACCCATTGAATAGAAACATTAAATTGTTAGCGGAATTAACTAACAAAACTTTTGATGAGATTGAATCGATGCCAATTGAACAGTTAACGAAATCATTAAAAGCATTTAGTGAAATAGAAAACCTAAATCCAAATGCAAGAGTTAAAATGGATTTCAAAGTTAAGGGTAGAAGGTTTAAATGTATTTGGCAAACACAAAAGTTAAAAGCAGCACAGTACATAGATGCAACTTCGTTCTGCAAAGATGAAGCGAATATCATAAACAACATTCACAATATACTTGCAGCGATTTGTGTTGAGAAGAATTGGTATGGTAAGGTAAAAAAGTACGATGGTGCGAATCATAAAGAGGTTGCAGACTTGTTTTTAAACCACATGAAAATTGAGCAGGCTTATCCTATCATGCTTTTTTTTTGCAGGTACTAC